ATCCAAGACATCTTAGTTCTAAAGAACAATAAAGGAACTGAAGATAATAGAGTTCGTAAGTTAGACTATAGCATTCAAATCAGCAAACTATTCTATGAACGATTTATCCAAGATAGAGAGATTTCACTATTCTCTCCACACGACGTTCCTGGTTTGTATGATGCTTTTGGCACTCCTGGATTTGACAGTCTATATGAATCTTATGAACGAGATCAATCTCTTTCTAGAAAGACTGTCCGAGCTCAAGAACTCATTCTAGATCTTCTGAAAGAACGTGCAGAGACTGGTCGTGTTTATATCATGAATATTGACCACTGCAATTCACATTCTTCTTTTAAAGACAAGGTAAATATGAGTAATCTTTGTGTTGCTGGTGATACAAAGATTGAAATTAGATATGTAAAACCACAATATGATGATGTTGGAGAAGTTTGTGGTGAAGAATTGTTTGATGAAAACATTCAAATTAAAGAATTGGAACCATATATTGGAAATGATAATGGTGTTGAAGTTCTTTCATATGATGTTGAAACTGGTGAAAAGAAATGGAAACCTATTACTGCTTTTGCAGAAACATCACCAAAGGCAAAGGTAATGAGAATTACTGATGAAGAAAGTGGTAAGAGCATCGTAGTTACACCAGAGCATCAAGTATTCACAAAAAATCGTGGATATGTAATGGCAAAAGACTTAACTGAAAATGATGAATTGGTAATCAACTGATATTATAGGAAGTGTAATTTCTATATTTTATAAATATTTGCGAGATTGCACTTCCTATAATGAAAACATATATTGTGTATAAAATCACCAATAAGAAAAACGGAAAATCTTACATAGGAAAAACTGAATATTCTTTAGAGCACCGTTGGAATCGTCATTTATCATCGGCAAAAAATGGGTCTAAATTTAGATTTCACTCTGCAATTAGAAAATATGGTGAAGATTGTTGGGACCTATCAGTTATTGAAACTTATCAAACTGAAGATGCAAACTTTATTAATGAAAAGGAATCTCACTTTATCAAACTTTTTGAGAGTGATACTAAAAAAGGTTATAATGCTACTGCAGGTGGAACTGGTGGTTGGATGCTTCCCAGATGCTCACAAAAGGTTCAGGAAGAGTGGAGAAACAATATTTCTGTAAGAACTACTGGTTATAATAATCCAAACTATTCTGGACTTACTGATGAACAACTTATAGAAATAGGAGTAAAGTTTGCTAAAAAATATGGATTTATTGGCGGAAGAAAAAGAACAGTTGAGTTTGCTCTTAATGAATTGAATATAAAGTTTCCAAAACATTTTTCCAAAAACAGATTTGGGGGAAACCATCAAAACTTTTATAAATGTATTGAAGAGCAAACTGGATTGGTGTATAATCCATATTATAGAGACGAAACTCAAAGAAAACTTGCTAAACAACTTTTAGAACAAAATAGGAGAAAAAAATGTTAAAGATTGAATATCTTGAAGAAGAAATTCCAGTTTATGATATTACTGTAGAAGGAACTCATAATTTCTTCGCAAATGATATTCTAGTTCATAATTGTCAGGAGATTACTCTTCCAACAACTCCTCTTCAGCATATTGATGGGGAAGGTGAGATTGCTCTCTGCATTCTATCTGCTATCAACGTTGGCAAGATCAACAAACTTGATGAGTTGGAAAACCTTTGTGATCTAGCAGTTCGTGGTTTGGAAGAACTGATTGACTATCAAGATTATCCTGTTGAAGCAGCACGCATTAGCACTCTTGCTCGCCGTTCTCTCGGTGTTGGTTATATCGGTCTAGCACACTATCTTGCCAAGCAAGGAGAACACTATGATGACTCACGAGCATGGAAACTTGTTCATGACTTGTCTGAAGCTTTCCAGTTCTATCTACTCAAGTCCAGTAACGCAGTTGCCAAGGAGAAAGGTGCATGTGAATATTTCTCTCGCACCAAGTATGCTGATGGCATCCTCCCAATTGACACTTACAAGCGTGATATTGATGAGTTCTGTGGAGAAGAGTTGAACTATGATTGGGAAACTCTACGTACCGAGATTCAAACATATGGACTGCGACATAGTACGTTGTCCGCACAGATGCCATCGGAGAGCAGTTCCGTTGTGTCAAACGCAACAAATGGAATTGAACCACCTAGAGCATACATGTCCGTTAAGAAATCAAAGAAAGGACCACTCAAGCAAATCGTTCCTCAGTATGGTAGTCTCAAGAATAATTACACTCTTCTCTGGGACATGAAAGACAACGATGGTTATATCAAAGTTGTTGCTGCCATGCAAAAGTTCTTTGACCAAGCAATTTCAGGAAACTGGAGTTACAATCCAGAGAACTATGAGAATAATGAAGTGCCAGTTTCTGTTATGGCAGGTGATCTTTTGAAGACCTATAAGTATGGTTGGAAAACATCTTACTATCAGAACACATATGATAATAAGACAGATGAACCACAACTCACAGAAGAAAAGAAAGCATCTATTCAAGATCTGTTAGACGATATCTTTACAACGGAGGAAGAAGATTGTGACAGCTGCAAAATTTAGAACTGATAGTAATTACATGCCAACACAAGTAGAAGGAATGACTGTATTCAATACGAATAAAGTTGACAGCACAAAACAAAAGATGTTCTTCGGACCCCCGCTGGGGGTCCAGCGTTATGATAAGTTCAAGTATCCTGTATTTGATAAACTTACACAGCAACAACTAGGATACTTCTGGCGTCCTGAAGAAGTATCACTTCAAAAAGATCGTGCAGATTATCAGGTTCTAAATGATGCTCAGAAACACATTTTCACGTCAAACCTTAAGTACCAAATTCTCTTGGACTCTGTACAAGGTCGTGGTCCTGGTATGGCTTTCATGCCTTACTGCAGTCTACCCGAGCTTGAGGGTGCCATGAACATCTGGCAGACCATGGAGATGGTCCATAGTCGCTCCTACACGCATATCATCAAGAATGTGTATGCTGACCCTTCTGAAGTCTTTGACAAGATTCTAGACGACGAGAAGATCCTCTCACGAGCACAGTCTGTAACTAAAGCGTATGATGAATTCTTACAAGCAGCACAGGAGTGGGGTGCTGGTAATCGTTGGGAACAAGCATTAGAACAAGTTGATTCTGCTAAATGGGAACTTTATGAACTCAAGAGAAAACTCTACAGAGCGGTTGCTAATGTCTACATTCTTGAGGGAATTAGATTCTACGTCTCGTTTGCATGTAGTTTCGCCTTTGGCGAACTTAAACTCCTGGAGGGATCTGCCAAAATCATCGGTCTTATTGCTAGAGATGAAAGTCAACACATGACAATCACTCAGAACATTCTAAATAAATGGAAGGAGGGCGATGATCCTGACATGGCAAAAATCGCCAAGGAAGAAGAGGAAAATGTCTATGACATGTTCCGTCAGTGTGTAGAAGAAGAGAAACTCTGGGCAGAGTATCTACCGTTCAAAGATGGTTTTATCATCGGTTTGAATGATAAATTGCTCTCTAAATATGTTGAATGGACTGCCAATCGTCGTCTGAGATCTATCGGTCTCAAGGCAATCTTTGATACTCCAGTATCTAACAATCCTCTCCCCTGGACAGAACACTGGTTATCTTCCAAGAGTATGCAAGTCGCTCCCCAAGAAACAGAGGTTGAATCATATCTTATGGGAGCTATTAAACAAGATGTTAAGAAAGATACTTTCGCTGGTTTCCAACTCTAAAAAAGAAGATACTTATATATCTAAGGTTGAATCTCTCTCAGATTCTGAGAGAGAACCTGAAAAAAATATCTTTCCAGATCCATGGGAAGGTGATTGGAATGATGCAGCAGCAAATTGGCAACGAATAAATAAGGAGAGATCGTTATGAAATTGTGGCAGAGAGTAAAGAATATCCAAATCCCTGGACCTATTGTGGCAGGGTGTTTGACGGGAGTGATATTGGGGACAACTACGGCTTTGTTTACCTTATTGCCTGTAAAGTCACCAACCGACAATACATCGGACGCAAGTACTTCTGGCAAAAACGAAAGCCTAGATGTACGGATAAAACTGTCAAACGGCGAAGAGTTACATCTGAAAGCAACTGGCGTAACTACTATGGGTCTTGTCCAGAGCTTTCAGCAGATGTTAAACAATACGGACGAGAATCTTTTACTAGAGAGATACTATCCTTACACTCCACCCCAGGTAGAGTGAATTATGAAGAAACGAGACAATTGTTTCTTCACGATGTCCTGACAGAACGCTTGACAGACGGCACCCCTGCATACTATAATAGCAACATCCTCGGACGTTACTACCGCAAAGACTACTTTGAGTCACCCATGCCTTGAGGCAAGAGGTGAATGTTGAATTCTACTAATCCAAATGCTTAGACAACTATTTGTTTTACCACTACTTACTTTGATCCCCGCTGCGTGTGCGTATCCCACACTTAGTGAGATTGATAATCCTCCTCCTGCTGTTGAAGTTGTGGAGGAGGTTGTTGAGAAAGTTGTAGAACCTATTGTAATTGAAGTAAAGGATTGGAAGTGTCCTACTTGTAACGAAAACGAAAAGTACGTTCTAGAACAACTTCAAGAGAAAACTAAAATCTCTGATCGTAATGCCCTTGCAACCATCATGGGTAATATCAAATCTGAATCCAATTTCAAATCTGATATTTGCGAAGGTGGAGCAAGAGTTTCTTATGATAAGTGTTACGTTGGAGGATATGGATTGATCCAGTGGACCTCTATAAATCGCTATAGAGGTCTTGGGTCATTCTGTAATAAATATGGTTGTGATCCGAGTAGTCTTGAAGGACAAGTTCGTTACATGATTAACGAATCACAATTTCAAAAAGTCCTACCAGAATTTGAGGGTAGTGGATGGACAGTCTCTCAATATATGGTTCCTGCCTATTATTGGTTGGGATGGGGAATCAAAGGTTATCGTGAGCAATATGCATACGATTATTCTAAAAAACTAGTGTGGGCATAGTCCCCACTTTTATGTCTCAGTAGCTCAGCGAATAGAGCAACCGCCTTCTAAGCGGTCGGTCGTAGGTTTGAATCCTACCTGAGACGCCAGTCGCTGTGGTGGAATTGGTAGACACGCATGATTTAGGCTCATGTGCCGAGAGGCATGAAGGTTCAAGTCCTTTCAGCGACATTCCAACTTACTAGTTGAAACCATGTCATTACTTTCTAAAAGAGATCGTGAACTTACGATCAGAGCACTAGAATATTATAATTCATTCGTCAAGAATGATGGTGACAAGACAGAGATTAACACTCTGATCAACTGGATTAAGTTGGAACAATATAAAAAGGGCGATTAGCGCAGCGGTAGCGCAGTTGCTTTACACGCAATTGGTCGGGGGTTCGAATCCCTCATCGCCCATTAACTTCTAGAGGTTAAAAGTTGAAAAATGTTATCTGTAAGATGCCGCTTATGTGGCAAAGAGCTCGTGGCTCACCCAATCAAAACTAGATGCTGTGGTTGTCCCAACATGACTACAGTTACAGCAGACAAAATTACAGCATTAGATTTGTCTGAAGTTCTATTGCTCAATTCTGAAAAGATTGTGAAGAAACAACCTATGTTATCAAATGCTGACCTAAAATACCAAGAGGACCGACGGAAACGTAAGGTTCGCAAACTTGATTTTGAGGAACGCTAATGATCAATCTCCACCAAAACTTCAACCACTATCTAAATACTGACAAAAAAATAGACTTACAAGATATAAACGAAAAGGTAATTGGATATGGTTGGTGTGATGATGGAAAAGATCTTACAGGATATTATGTCTTGACAGAACACCACAAGTTGGTGTATGATCTAGAACAACAATTCAAATACAAGGAAGAATGGCAGAGCGGTTGATTGCACCAGTCTTGAAAACTGGAGAGGTTAATAGCCTCCGTGGGTTCAAATCCCACTTCTTCCTCTTAACTTTCTTATAAATATTTGGGACTACTAGTAATATTCCCAAATGAGAAAGTGTAAATCATGCGGCGAAGTAAAAGATTTATCTTACTTCGCCCTTGCAAGTCGGGTAAAAGGTGTTGAATATAAAAGACATCTTTGTATTCCATGTTACTCTGAATCG